CCAAAGCCTTTCGGCAGCATGTTTATTTCGGTTTGAGTTACAGCATGATTCTTAGCATTATTTGATTGGTCATACCAATCTTCTTCAAAGTCAACATCTGCACCTTGCGATGCTGCAAGAGCTTTCATATTTTTACTAAAATCATTAACACATGCACGATAAATTAAAAACATTTCATGCAAGATTAAAGATTCTTCTAGTTGTTCAAGGCTATGCCAAGCTCCTGTCTGAACAAATATTTCTGATTCATATTTCAATAAGGGTATTTCATCCCAAACAAGAGGCGAACTTTTTTCGCCCCCAACCCTATCTACTGGTTTGGGTCTGAACCCATGGCAGCAGCCATGACTTCACTAAATGTTCTGAGGTCAAGAACATCTTCAAGCAATTCTCTATCCGCAGCCAGAGCAGGATCAGCTTTACGCAAAGCAATTGATGCGGCAGAAATCATTTTATCAATATCTTCATCTGTCATTCCGGCTTCATCAGTTGTCTTCATGTCGTTTGCGACTTTCATAAATTCACGCAAATGTTTAATGGTCAGAGGTTTAACAACACGCTTAACACCGTCTGCAAAAACAATTTCTGTTCCTTTAAAAAGGTCTACATTTTTATCACTCATTTATACCATCCTTGTTGATAATAGGGAAAATCCCTTAGACAAAGTATAGCATACCTGTCTAAGGGATTTTCTCAATTTGGTACAAATTATTTATCTAATTAAAGATATCAGACTTGATCAATAATTTTGCCGTATTCATAACCAGTATCGTCTGTTACTGGAAGGATTCTAAACGAAACCTCAAATACGGTTGCTTCTGAACGCTTCATTGAAATCATTGAAGATGCAAAAGACACTGCTCGTTTTGTATTAAACTTACGGGTCTTTGTTACCGAAGCTGTTGAGCCTGGTGCATTACCAACAATTTGCAAAGCATATTCAAAAGGATATACTGACTGATTACCAAACATAAATGTCTTTGTGCTAGCGCCATCTTGATTTGATTTAATATCAGCTCCGCCAGTAGTATTGTCATAATTCCATGCTGTCGCAAGGTTGTTCAATGTGCCTTCGGCAAGGGTTGTCTTAACCATTACTTTAACTTTTGATTGAATTACTTTTGCGGCATCACCGTATTGGTCAATCTCAATGTCAACCATATCTGGTTCCCACGAAATTTCAACACCACCACTTGTTGCACCCACATCTGTGAGGGCATCAAAATCATTCAAAGTCATTGTTGTGTTTGAAGTGCCTGTTTTAACAGCGGCCTCACCTACAAGGATGTTTGAAACTGTAACTGCCATTTTATTCCTCCATAAAACTTACTCAAGGATAAATATTTTTTTACCCTTGCGGTCCCGCCAGGAAGATATCTTCTTAGCGTGATCTGGGTTTATCTCATCTGAACGGGTTCCGACACCAACGCCTTTTTGCCATTCAAAATCATAAACCTTAGAACCTAATTTAACGACAAACCCTGGGGTCTTGCCGATATATGTAATTACATTATACTTCATATATATTTATTCTACCACAAATTCATCAAAGGCTTACTGATATTAGATAAAAATCCATATCCATCAAATACCAACCCTCTTTTTCTATAGGCTCGGTTAGATTTGTAGAATATAAAAATGAATTTAAAATCCTGACATTAGAACTAGGAATTGTCCCCTGAACCTCATCTGATTGCCCAAGCAGCGCAATAAATCTTTCAGATATGCTAAACAAGCGAGCGACATCTGAATCATAAATTGAATATCTAACAGCATCCCGTCTTATCCAATAAGACTCAATTGATGGAGTTCCCGGTTCATAGAAATAAACTACAAATGGAGCTGTCTCTGACCCGTAACCAACCACTGGGAAAAAGTTCATAACTTTGCCAGCAATACTTGTTAGTGTAGCATCGGCTTTTAAAAATGTATTTACATCATAAACACTTATTGGCATAATTAACCTCTTGGAATGTCCATACTTGGTCTAGACACTCCTCCTCTCTTTCCAAAACCTTCTTTAGTCAATGCTTGACCAATTAGATCAACAACAACTTGCCTTGCCAACTCTTTGACTTCAGGTCTTTTACTTTTAATCCTAGCTTTTTTAACACGACTATAAAATTGACCATAGCCATCAGCAATACTTTCTGAACGTAATTTCATTGCCATTTTTTTCTTTGGGTAAATATAACCCCCACCTTTTTTGCCAGTCAAAACGATTGATGATGCAATTTGCAAATTTCTTCCGTTCTTGCCAGTTTGTGTTTTTTTAGAAGGGGAAATAACCAATTTTGCACCGACTGGACCGTAGCTCATTGCTTTTACATCTAAATACTTAGCTCCTCTAGATATTTCTGGAAGCCGACTCTTTACTTTTTCTACTGCAGCATTGACGGCTCTGAATTGAGCAGCCTGAAGTCTCAATGGTAAAATTTGTGTATTAAGAGCGGCGTATTCCATTTGAGCACTAGCACTCTTGTTGATTGTAATTTTAAGCATTTTCTACAACCTTCCTGCAAGTTAATAATACTTGTCTAACTTTTCCATTTAAACCAATTTGTTTATGAATATTAACAATTTCTACAGCGCCAGCTTCAATAACATTTCCATATCTATCAACAACATTTTTTATACGATTACTATAAGAAGCATAACTAGCATCTTTGTATGAAATATAAAATTCTATTTCATCAATGTTATCTGTGTATGGGTATGTTCTTCTTTCTGAAGACATAGCTTGATACAATGCTTGTATTGTCCCAGCTAAAGTATAAGTAGTTGCCCTTTGACCAGCAGCATTTACAGTTGTTGTTTTTGTATAAACATCAATCTTATGCGGAAGTTTTAAGAATGTTCCGTTAGACATTTAAACCACATAATCCATTACAAACAATGTGTAATCCATCAATAGAACATCAGCATCAATATTCCCAGTAGATTCATAAAATGTTACATCTTTCTTAGTTTCATATTCAATAGTGTCCATATCAACACGATAAATACCGTGCCTTCTGTATTCTGAATCGTCATTCATCATGTCTTCCAAAAGAAGATCTGCTGCTTGTTCAATATTATTTGGCACAAATTGCCAGCCAAAATCGCCTTCAATCTTATAATCATCTTCAGCATCAAACTTCGCAGTCACAATAAGAGTCTGAATACTGTCTAATAATGATTTTTTATATTGTAGATAATATGTGCTACCAAAATTATGAGGTTCTTTAGTTTTTTCAATATTATTTAAAGTCGCATCAGTATAATCATGCACAACTGTCTGGTCGGAATCTCCAACATTTACTGTTACCTTTCTCAAAGTAGAAATTGGGATAGGGAGATGAATTACTTTTTTACCAGAACCTTGAATTTCTATATATTTATTTGGAAAATAATCAAAAGATTGACCACAAAAAGTATTAATAATATTTCTTACTTTCTTTTCCATTTTATCAAACTTATCCGACCAATCATCTTCTAATTCTGGATGGTCTTCAAAGAATGTATCGCTAGTTATATACGGTGTATAAACATTTATATATTGCGATTGAGTATATGATGTGCCGCTTATCGTATAGGTAAAATCAACCCTATGTCTACCGGCTGAATTAAGAATATAAATACCAGAAGCTTGTTGACCATATGTAATTGTATAAACACCAGCAGATGTTCTTGTAGCATTTGTTGGACCACTAACTAACGAACCAAATTCATGGTAAAGACTTGTAGATACAATATTAGATGTAGGATCGCTTGGTAATGTTAAAGTAAGCGTTTTGCTTGTGTTAATTTTTACATCATCCATGATATATTAATTATAACAGAAAACGCCTTCTAAACCTTAGAAGGTTTGCATAGCTAAAGTTACTTCAAGATCGCTAACTTGAGCATCCAATTCAGATACACCAACTCCGCCACTAATATCAAAAGAAACAATAGTATTGCTGGAATCTTTATAAAATAGAAGTTGGTCAGCGTAATTAATAGCGATTTCACCATGCTCTAATGATGTGGGAACATTAGTTGTTGTTCCTGAATTTTTTATTTTAATAACATTTGCCATGCTGTCTCTTAATTAAAAAGTCCCGCCATCAATTGTAGCGGTATTAGCGGCAAGTGCTGTAAGTTGTGCACTATATGCTTGGACATTTGTGCCAATAGCAAGACCTAATGCAGTTCTTGCGCCATCTGCTGTTGTGGAGCCTGTACCGCCATAAGAAATAGAGACAGCAGTTCCTTGCCAGACACCCGTACCAATTGTTCCTACTGTAGTAAGGCTTGATGTAATTACACTTGAAGCAAGTGTTGTATTTGAAAGAACAGCCGAGCCTCCAATGTAGTATGATTTTCCAGATGCAATATCAAGATGCTCGGATGAAGTCCATGCGTCAGTTGCATCAACCCAATTAAGAGTTTTAGTTGTTGCACCAAGAACTGAAATTCCAGCTCCATCTGCTGTAGTATCCGTTGGTGTTGCGACATTAGCCAAAACAACATTCTTATCTTCAACAACCAAAGTTGCTGTGTTAAGAGTTGTCGTGTTGCCTTGAACTGTCAAATCACCAGTTACTGTTAAATTATTTGAGATTGTAACATTTGCTGGAAGACTGAGTGTAACAGCTCCAACGCCTGAGTTTGATACAGTAATTTCATTAGCAGTTCCAGTTAAACCAGTAACTAGGTTTGTTGCCCTGTCACTGATTTGTGATGCAGTGATTGAGATTGTTGAATTTGAAGCCGCTGTTAAACGGCCTTGTGCGTCTACTGTAAATGTAGCAACTGCGCTTGATGAGCCATACGAACTAGCAGAGACCGCTGTATTATCAAGATTAATTGTAACAGTGTCTGTAGCACCAGCAACTGAAGTTAACCCAGTACCACCAGCAATTGTTAAAGTATCAGAACCAGTTGTGATTGTTTGTGTACCGCTATCACCAGCAACTGTAAAAGCAGTTGCGACATTTGAAACTGCACTATCAACATATGCTTTTGTAGCAGCATGTGTATTTGCAGATGGGGTTGGAACAATTATAACTCCAGAAAAAGTTTTGTTACCAGAAATAGTTTGTTCTGACGAAAGAGTAGCGAAAGCTCCTGAACCACCAATTGCTAGAACAGTGGTCGCTGAACCGCCAACACCACCAGTACCTTCACCATAATAAAGGACATCATCTACTTCGTTAAATGCAAGTTCTGCATTTTCTAGGGTTGATGGAGCGCCTGCTGCACCTGAAGCCCTGCGTTTAATTCTTAATGTATTAGCCATTAGTAGTTACCTCCATCTAATAACAAATTAGCCGCGCTGTGGACATGATCTGCCCTAGCCGCTAATTGACTTACCCCAACAACTCCAGCCCTTCCAATATCGGTAACTGTTGTAGCTAGACTTAAACTTGCTAAATTAATTGTACCACTAGTTTGCGTTAAAATACTAATGTCATTATTTTGTAAACTAACCGATGTTATATCTGAAATAACAGAAACATTGGATATATCATTGGTAATTGTTAAAACACTAATATCGCTATTTATTACCTGAAGTGTTGTTATTTCAGCAGACATTACCTGCTCACTTCACCAACAACAGTTACTGTTCCAGTAATTAAAGTTGTTACTGCTGCACCATTAGTTTCTTGAAAATCATATACATAAGTCCCAGCAGCAATATTGGCTGTATTAGAACTTGTTAATGACATAACAACAATGCCATTAGCCCCATTTGTAATTTCAGAAGAAAAAGTTGCGGCTACGGTTTCAGAATTTCTTTTTTTTCTAATTTGGCCTGTATATGTTCTGCTAGTAATATTTATATTGGCATTAGCGCTATCTTTTATACGCAATTCATGAGCATATGTATCGCCTTGATATATAGTAATATTTCTATTAGCAGCCATTTTTTCTCCTATGAAATTTTATATCAAATTACTTAAGAGAGCAAAGCCGCCCAAGTTGTTTCATCAATCTCACCAGTTATAGGAATTGATTTTGATTTTTGAAATTGCTTAACTAGTTCTTGAGTTTTTGGACCAAAATCTCCATCAGGGCGACATTGAAAACCATGCTTGGTCAATAATTCTTGAGCTTCTTTTATCGCTTTGCCTTTATTATCTTTAATAAGTCTTGGTTTATTTTTTGCGATAGAAACATCAACAACTTTTGGCTCAGATTTCTTGACTTCAATAGCTTCGGCTGCAGCTTTTTGTTCTGCTGGTGTGCCAAACATACCTGCTGGTTTTGGATTAAGAGCAAGCCAATCTTTAACAGCTTGAGGAACTGCATCACCCTCTGTGTAGCGAATATGCCATGGCTCGCTCGGAACCACTTCCCATGAAAATCCAAATTTCAAAACATTAGCAATAAGCCATTTCAGACGCTTTGGGTCTGAAGCCGTATGAATATCTACAGCCAACCCTAAATTATGTTGACTCTTACCCGGCGTAGCCAACATAGCCATTCCTTTTTTGAGATACCAAGTCTTGCCTTCAAATGTTTTTGTGCTTTGACCAGGAATTGGTTGCAATTGATATCTTTTCAAAAAACCAGCTTTTTGAGAATCATAACTTCTATAAGTATCTCCCGCACTAGTCGGTTTTAATTCAATACCATCTTTTTTAGCAGCATCCACCATCGCATTCCATGCATCAGCAGCAAGGTAATGCAACTTACCTCCCTGCGGGATATCACGGAGTAGCGATGGGTGGAGCTTGCCAGGCTCTACATTTTTTAAACTAATTGGTAATTTAACCGGAACAATGATGTCCCATTCAACTTTTTTATTCATGTAGACTCCTTACTAAATATTACTTAC